GGCCAGCTCCGCGTAATCCTTCCAGTTCGCCTTTTGGAGCTCGGTTCCAAACTTGCCGTTGATCGCATCGGTTGCCACGTCCCGGCCGACCAGCTCCATTATCTCCTGGACCGGTTCGCTCAGCGTCTGAAAGGCGACGTTGACGCCGTACTTCTTGAAGAACGTCAGGAAAGCGGAACGGATCGCCCCCGACCTCCCGGCCTTCTCCACAGCGCCCAGGCCGATGCTCTGGGCCATCTTCTTGGCGAAGTTGGCGCCCAGGAGCGTCTCAAACTGAAGCATGTTCAGTCCGCCCTCAATGCCGCCGAACATAGCGGCAGACACGCGGGCGATGTTGGCCAGTCCCTCCTTGTCTCTCACGACCTTGTAGAGCGGTTCTCCGGTTTCAGGATCGATCATGGTCACGATGTCCATGAAGATCGAAGCCGCCCCCTCGCGGGTTCCTGCCAGGAACCCGGCTACGCGGCGTCCAATCAATGCGCCTGCTGGCACGGCCTCTGGACCGCCGAGAGCGGCTAGGCCACCACCGACCGCCGCGCCAACCAACTCAGCGACTCCCATTTCCATCAGGTACGGGCTCTGCTGAATTGCCGCCAACGGGATCCCTTTGATCCAGTCCCACAGACCGCCCTGACCAAGCTTCCGCGCCGGCGGCCCTTGCTCGCGCGGGATGGAGCCTAGGGTTTGCAGAAGCTCATCGTATTTCGCGGGATCGTAGGCGGAGAACATGATCTCGGTGGCGATGTTCATCGCCTGGTAGGTCTTTGCCATCCGGGTGATCTCGTTCTTCACCTGCTGCTTGTAGGAGATGGGTCGGTCGACCGTCTTGAAGTACGCCTCGGCGAAAGGACTGTGCCCGGCCGGGTCCCAGGAAAGGTAGACGTCGCGGGGTTTCAACCTCAGCCGGTCGGAGAGGTAGAGAGAGACCTGGATTTTCGCTTCCTCCTCGTCGCGGCGCTCGGGGTTTGTGTCGTTTCCGACCCCGGCGAGCTGCATGAGGGTTTGGTAGTCGAACTGCCGGCGCTGTTGCTGGTAGGATCCCCAGGGATCGATGGAGGCGGGCAAGCCATTCCCTGTTGCTGGATCTACCGGGGTCAGCCTGTCCTCCAAAGCCATGTTTGATCGAGTGTGCTCCCAACGGCTGACGGCCTGCTGGCCAAGGGCAAGTGTGGTATCGACCGGTGTGAGCCTGTCGGCGAGATCGCTCATTGGATCACCTTGATGCCGCGGTTCGTGGCAATCTCGGTCAGCTTCTCCTCGGTTAGTCCGATCTGTTTGGCTACTTTACGGATTTCGGCTAGTGTGACAGAAGTCTTACCTTTGAGGAATGCAAGCACTTTATTGACCTGCGCCGGCGTGGCTTCGACCTCCCCCGGCAACGTGCCGGTGGGAACCTGCTTTAATTCCGCAGGCGTCAGCTCACTCGGTTTGACACCCACAGCTGCGGCTATGTCTGCGACTGCCTGTGGCCCGGTGACGCCCGCCGCCGCCGCTGCAGCAGCAACCTCCTCTACTTTCGCCGCCCGCTCCTGGGTAAGAGTTTTCGCGAAGTCGGCCGGCCGCCAGTTGGCGCCTATGGTCTGCCCCTGGAGGTTCTTCACTTCTTCCAGCACCATGAGCCGTTCGGTCCTTGTTGCCGGGTCGGTCTGGAAGGTGTACCAGAAGGCTTTGTCCGGCTTTTTTGGATTGAGACCTGTAACCAGGTACATCTTGAAGTAGGAGGCGCCTGGACCGGTGAGGTCTGATGGAACTGTCGCATCGGCAACATTCAGGATTGCAGTTCCGGGCGTTTTGCCGACGCCGTACGTGCTTTCCAGCATGTCCCGATCGTAGCGTTCGAAGGCTGCCTGCTGGTCGGGAGGGATGTACCTTCCCTGCCAAGCCTGACCCCGAATCACGTCGACGTCAGTGCGGGTCACAGGGTTCCACCAATCGGCTTTCAGCAGGTCGGCCTTGTACGGCTTCAGGAAGGCCTGAACCGCGCCCGAGACCTGCGCCTCTGTGTGCGGGCCCTCCCCGAGGAACTTGTCCAGATTCATCAGTGCATCGCGCTGGGCGAACTGTATCGCCGATCTCTTGGTCGGATCCTTCTCTTTCTCCGCAATCAGGTCTAACGTTGAGTTGATGATATTCTGCCCCGAGAGCACGATCGGATTCGTGAAGTATTTGCGCTCGCTCATCTTTGAGAGGATCTCGGGCGCAAGGGTGGGATCTAGAAGTCCTGCGTTCACCATCTTCTGGATTCCCTTGCCGACCATGGTGTCGGTTTTCATGGAATCGTAGAACAACCCCCAGGCGGCCTTCTCCCCCGGCCCCATGGGAGGCTCCGGCTCCTTTTTCTTCAGGACTGCCTCGGCCACGGCATCCCAGTACATGTAGGTTTCGCGCTTCATGGCCTTGGAGAACCCGTTGGCAGGAAGGTCAAGGAAGGCACGCAGTCCTGCAGGATCGCCGCGGTGATTCTTGTAGTAGTCCTGCATCTTCTCGTCAGCGACGGAATCCGCGCGGGTCTCAGCAGTCTCCTTGGCCGCCTGCAGGAGCTCCTCCGTCTGGCTCCTGTAGGCCTCGGGGATCCCCTTGGCGACGATCTTGACAGCCGCCTCGGCGTCGACCCCGGCATCTATCATTTTCTGGTATGCCGCCTGCGACTGCTGCGCGTATACAGCTCCCTGTACCTTGCCTTGGTTGGCTGCGGTTTGGAGAAGCGAGTCCGCCTGCTCCGAGGTCACCTCTCCAGCCTTCCGCCACTCTTCGATTGTGGTTGCCCCAGGGTCATATCCATAGACGGATACCATACCGCGGATCACGCCCTCCCTGCTGCGGAAGTCGAAGTCCTGCCCTGCAAGCGAACGGAGCGTTTTCTTCTCCTGGTCCGACATGTTGGTGAAACTCTCGAGGGCTGAATCCACCGGAGCCATGTTGCCCGCGGCAACCGCCGTGTTCAGGGCCATCTGCAGGGTATCCTTCTGGGCTGCGGCCCTTTGAGCGGTGGCCGCCTGCGATGCGACGTTCAGGGCATGGATCTCTCCGCTCTGTCGTATCGCAGCCGTCTGCCCGGAAGCCCATGCCTGGACCTCAGGGAAACCCTCAACGCCTTTCTCTATTTTTCCTGATTCCTCCTTGTACCAAGCCTCCAGTTCATCTGGAATCTGAAGCTTGCCTTCCGAATCGAAGCTGATCTGCCCCGTGTAAATGCCCTGGGCAATGCGCTTGGAGTACTCCGTCTCCAGGTTGATCGTCTTGACCTTGGTCCTTTCCATGGCCACATCTTTCATGGTCGAGTAGATGATCTTTCCGATATCGGCGATCGCTTGAGTGATTTCTGCCACCTGTTGCGCTTGTTCTCTTTCCAGGCCTGCCCGGTAGCTCAGCACATCGGCCGCGAAGCCTTGCTGCTGAGCTTTGAACCCCAGCTGTCCGGCAGCGATCTCCTTCTGAGTGGTCGCAAGCACAGCGGCATTTCGCTGCGCGCCGTACGCGTTATACAGAGGTCCGTAGTCAACCAGGTTGATGGTCAGCGCCACGTCATTCTCCCTAAGTGAAGGGCCACCTGAACTCCCAGTTCGCGGGATTCAGCCAGTTGTTCGGATCATTCCACCAATTGCCTATGGTGGTGGTCGTGTCGGGCGGGGGTAGGGTCGGCTGTGGTGCATTCTGCAAGACTTCCAGCTCAGCCTGAGACTCTGCCAAGTCCTGTTGAGTCTGGCCTATCGTGGCAATGGACTCAGTCAACATGCCTGCAGTGGCCGCGAAGACATCAAGTTGCCTCTGCTTGACGTCCCTGGTTACCTCCACAAATGACCCCACGTCCGCTTTCCCTTGCTCCTGGACGAGCGCCATCGACGTCCCGGGCCCCACATTACCGGTTGCGCCTGCCAGCACGTTCAGGTTCCCCAGATTTCCAAGCAAAGCTCTGTACTGCCTATCAAACTCGAGATCCCCAGTCCCTGCTACTGTCAGCGTCTCCCCCGCGGTCGGGATCTTCGAAAGAAATGTCTGGTAGGCGCTCGCATTCTCCTGAGCCTCATCGAGTTGCTGCTGGATGGTGCCCTTCGTTATGGTTAGCTGAGCCTGCTGGCCGCTAAGCGCCGCCTCCTGTTGCAATAGGGATGCCGTAAGTGCCGTCTGTTGCGCCTGGATGGCGGCTGCGTTTGCTGCGCTCTGGGTCGCGGCAGCACCTGCTCCAGTGAAGAAATTGTACAGATCTAGTGCGCCACCAAGCAGACCGCCAATGACCATTCCGGCGACATTTCCGAAGCCCGGGATCGCCGTGCCAATGGCCCCTCCAAGCATCGCACCTTCAAACCACGCCACGTCTTAGGTCTCCATGATGGCGATCCGGCTGGTGATGGCGAGTACCGTGAGCGGGAAGGGCTCGTCCCGTACGATCTTCACCGCCCCGTCGGTGGTCACCTGTCCCGAGATGGTGATCTCCTTGTCCCCAGTGAAGGGAGTCGGCGTGATGAAAGGCTCGTAGGTCAGGCGCTGCATGTCCTCCACGGCCTGGCCGGGCTGCCCGATCCTTCCTCCGTAGGATCGGTACATCCGCGCCATCGTCTTCTCCACGCGCTTCTTCTTGCCCTGCCAGGTTGCGTTGATCGGCACCTCGGGCCGCTGCGGCAGGCATTCCGATGTGTAGGGCTGGCCGATGTGGATTTTCTGGACTACACGGTCATAAGTCACCGAGTCCCCGGCGACCACCTTCTCCGGCATGGAGGAGCCGTCCGCAATCGCATGCACGGTCTTCCCGTTCAGATGAGCGAGTCCGGTCACCGTGGCGGAAGCGGGGGTCTTCCGCAGGCCGTTGTCCACGTAGTGGATCTCCGTGAAATCGCTGTCGTCGATGAACTCGAACCGTTCGATCTGGCGAGTTCCGCCTCGGTTGACCATCATGTAGAGCCGATCCAGGGTGGAAGTCCTTAAGACGCAGGCTGACTCCACCAGGCCGCCGCTCGCGCACGTCCTCCGCCCCCATCCCACCTTCACCCCTGCAGGGCTTATCTGCAGCGAGCAGCCGACGAGCTGTCCGTCGTTCCTCACGATCCAGACTACGGGCTCAGGATTCACCTGGACCGCCATCTCCACGACGCCCGGCAGCAGGATGTGGTCTGAGTCCCTGGTCAGGTCCAGATCGATAAGGCCGCCGCTTTCCTGGGAGTACAGCAGCAGGTGCAGGGAGGGAGTCGGTCCCCCGATGTACAGCATGCCGTTGTCCAGCGCTACCGCCTGGACGCCAGCGCAGTTGCAGAAGCTCGCAACGCTCATGTAGAAGGCAGCTGGCGTCGCCAGGCCCCCGGCATCCATCCACACCGACATGTCCGCCCCTGCTGCCACTCTGCGGTTTGCCATGACCCAGCGAAGGCGGGATCCGAATCCGTCGGGTTGGTAGGTGAATATGGCAAAGTCGTTATCCACCCCCGCGGTGAAGTCGGTGAGCCTGTAGCCCGCACTGTTGGGCGCGCGGCTCTGGAAGAGGCCGTTGGGCTCGTCGTTCGTGGCGCCCAGCATCAGCCGGCCCTGGTTCAGTCCGATGATCGATGGATACGCCCCGGCTGCGGCGAAGGTCTTCGCTCCGGTGAACGTCGGGGTGCTCAGCGTTGGCGTTCCGCCGCCGTCGTCGATTTTTCGCGGCGCGTAGGTAGCGTGGACCAGGTACAGTTCGTTATTGATGAGTTTCCACTGGACGGCAGGGAGCTGTGCGGCCGCGTAGGGCATCACGATCGTCGTTGCATGCGTGGTATCGTCCAACTTCCAGAATCTTGCCAGGGCGTTGGTCAGCTCCGCCGCATAGGTGCCATTCTTCGCGTACCATGGCACCAGGCGCCCCGGCCCGGGCGCGGCGCCGCAGTAGTAGCTGCCGGGGATGGTGCGGAATCCCCGCGGCTTCATGGGGATGAAGTTCTCCATGATCCGACACCCATTCGGATAGGAGGGATGATCAACCGCGCCCTCGAGCTTCGGGCTGAGCTCGCCGCTGGAGAAGTCGTTGGTAAGCAGGGTGACGTTGGCCACTCGCCTACCTCATCTCATCGAACCAGGTCGCGCCCATTTGCTTCTCTTGGGTCTGCTCCTCCCTGACTTTGTTGTCGTTGGCGATCGCGCTGTTGATTGCGGCGGAGTACTCCGCCGCCACACGGTTGGCCAACGACTCCGCAGAGGTCAGGGCAGTAGTCAGGAGGAAGGCGAGCCGCAGCGCGATCGCGGTGCGCAGGTAGGGACGGATCTTGCTCACCTCATCCGGCCGCGCGATGTAGGCCATGTAGACCTCTGTGGCGTCCGTGAGCAGCCGGTCCCCCTCTATGGAGTACTCCTGGCCGTCAGTGTCGATGTTGGAGCGCTCACCTTCCTTTTCCTGGTCTGGGTTGCGAACCCAGTCGGTGGGCATCTGGTAGAAGTAGGAGAATCCGAAGGCTGGAGTTTCGCTCAGTTGGGCGAGCTGGATGCGTTTTGTCGCGCCCTTCCAGGAGTGCTCGCTGTAGACATCGTCCACCGCCTGCCCGATGAACATGCTGCAGTAGCTGGCGTTTTCGTTGTCGGGTTGGAGGACGTTGTTGATCTTGGCAGAGCCCAGCCGGGTCAGCGCCAAGTTCGCGATGTCTGTCCAGCTCGACGGGTACGTGATGCCGGACGCCATGGCTTATTCTGCCGTGGCCGCCGTGAGTGCCTCGGTGAGCTGGGCCTTGGTCATGTCCTCGGCTCCGGCGATGCCGTTCTCCTTGGCCAGAGCCAAGAGCTCTGCCCGGTTCATCTTCTCCCGCGGCTTGCCCTCTGCCGTGGCCGCCGTGGGGGAGTCCCCGCCGGCGAGCATGGCCTGGGCTTCAGCGTCCGACGGTTGCAGGCGCTTGATCTGCCCGGACTTCTGGAAAGAGGCGACCTCATCCTTGGAGAGGTCGTAGGTTTCCCCCTCATAGTAGGTCCTCTCCTGGTAGAACCTCTGCGTGCAGTAGAACTTCGGCATGTGCTCCTCCTCGAGAGAAGCCCCCCGCTGGTCGGCAGGGGGCTTGATTTCAGATCAGGGGTTCCCTACAGGATCCCCAGCCCGGCGTTCGGGCCGTACTCGATGTAGGCCTTCACGCTCTTGGCCGTGAATGTTCCCGTGCTCTTCGGCGTGGCACCCGCGCGCATGAAGCGCCGGTGCAGCCTCGGCATGGGGAGCACCCACGCGATGCCTTTCTTCGGGGTGGCGCCGGTGACGGTTTCCACCTGCGGGCCCGTGATCACCTTGTCCGTCGGGGCGGTTGCCGTTCCATCGCAGATGAACGGGATGAATCCGTCACCCGCAACGAAATCCGCCGCCGCGTTGTACACGACCACGGCGTCCGGGTGGACGCCGGTCTGGTGCATCGTCGAGCGGAACCGCGCGTCGATCGTCCCCCAGTCGATCTCGTCGACAGCAAAGACATCGGTGTCCTTGGTGGCCAGGGCGATGGCGCCAAAATCTTCCAGTGCGCTGCGCATGGTGGCCTCCTACGCGATCGCGGTTTCGGTTTCGAGGAGGGCCTCCCACATTCGCACGGGAACCCCGGCGATGAAGGTGATGGGGCCGTAATTTTGAACCTCGCGCACGGTCATCCAGACGTTGGTCTTGGCGTAGGCGTTGTTGTCCACCTGGGCCTTGAGGGTGCGGTTGGCGAACGCGACCGCGTTCCTTCCCACCCCAGGCAACCAGTTCTTCGCCTTGATGAAGATCGACGGATCGAAGAGGTTCGCCGCGCCTGCCGTCTCGATGTTCGCCAGCCTCTGAATCGCCATGTTGTTGCGAAGGACCATGGCCGCCCAGAGCTCGTAGTGCCTGATCCAGGCCCAGTAGGTTCCTGAGCCAACGGGCACCGGGATCTTGTTGAGGCCGCGGTCTTCGTTCTTCAGGCCCGGCGTTCCGCTGTTTGGCGGATAGGCGAGGTAGAAACCTTTCTTGGAGAACTCGAAGATCGGCATGCTCGTGAGGTCCGAGCCAGTGCCGCCACATCCCCATGTGGTCAGTGGGGGGCTACCAGGCACGGAAAGAGTGCCCCTGCGCCGCCAGAAGCCTTTCCAGCCGTCGGGGTAGTCGCCTTCGTGGTTGTAGACGAGCAGGTACGAGAGGTCCTGGATCATCCCCTCGAGGTTCAGTCCGTCCTCTCCGTCGCGAAGCGAATACGCGCCACCTGCGGGGACGCCCTTGAAAATGCGGTCGTCGATGTTGCTGTCACCTTCGTACAGCTTCACCGGTTCGGTGATCTCATCCGTGTTGGAGGAGATGTCGGTGGTGGGTCCGTAGGCTTTCGAGAATGCGCCCTTGCCCAGGCGCTTCGCCTGGAGCTGCTTGTTGTACAAGCCGTGCGTGGTGGGGAACCAGATCACCTCGTCCCAGAACTCGTTGCTCTGAGCGATTTCCCCAAGCACTGAGGCGTCGTCGTCGAAGCCTGCGCGTTTCACCACCTCTGCCCATGTCAGTGCGGCATTGGCAAGGATGGTAGGCATGCTGTCCTCCTCTCGCTGCGTCTTGAGACGGCGAGCAGTGAGCGATCAGCGGCGTTTGTTTGGTTGGTAGTGCCGTCCTGTCCCCTGGCGGGATGTCCCCTCTTACTACCTACCCGGTTTCAGCGGGACGGCCTTTCAGGTCCATTTCCAGCGCCCCGATCCAATCGGGCCGCTATCCAGGAACCCTGGATATCTATTCTGAGTGCCTTGTGACAACCTCGACGCTAGTTGTCAAGCCCTCTCCCCGAATCTTTCTTTGAACCCGGGGCTGTAATCGTTGCCAGTTCTCTTTGCCCCCGTGGAGCCCGGTTCCTCTTCCGGCTGCTCCTCGGCGGGCAACTCCAGCTCATCGGTCTTTTTGCTAGCCGGTTTCTCCCCACCGGCAGCGTCATCCACCTTCGCCTTTGCCTTGGCCGCCGCGGGATTGCCTGCCTGCTTATCCTCTTTCCCCGCTGGCTTTACGGGATCCGCTTGCGGCAGCTGCGAAAGAACGGTTTCAAGTATGCCCATCGTCACGTCCCTTTCCCGCCGTAGCGGTTTTCGAACTCCGGATCGTAGCTCCCCATCTTTCCCTGTTTCGCCCCTTTGCGCACAGGGCCCGCTTCGCCATCGAAGAAAGGCTCTTCACTCATGTCCGCCTCGACCTTCGCAAGCTTCAGCGCCAAGGCGGTATCATGAATGTGACCAGTTGCGTCCAGGCTTTTGATCAGAGCAGCGTCTCCGATTCTCTTCACCCAGAAGCGCGTGGCAAGGTTGACTATCGCATCTCGCTTTTTCGTATCACCTTGCACGGCTTCCAAAAGCCTCGCCTCGAACGACCCCCGGTATTCCTTGCCGGCTTTCTCGGCCGCGGCCCGGGCCTGCCTCTGGATTCCCAGAATGAAATCCAGCGTCTTCTGGGCCTGAACCCGCGTCATCGAGGATGCAGCCGCATGCTTTGTCACCGCCTGCGCCGTGGGCTGCGCGCTTTGAAGGTCCTTGAAGGCGTCGATCTTGAGTGCATACCCGTCTTCCTTCTCGGGTATGTCCAGCGCTTCCCGAAGCGCCTTCACCTCGGCGGGGTCGGGCTTCTCCGCGTTCGGGATGACGATCGAGCGCTTCGACCGCGCGTGAAGGTCCCGGTAACGCGTGGCCAAGTCGGAGATCTTCGGCGCCTCTTGCAGCAGCTTCATCAACTCCTTGTCCGCGCGGAGCTCTGGGGACATCTGGGAAACGTACGCTACCGTTACGCCCTTCCCCCCGGCCCCATCCCCTCCGTCCTCTCCGCCGCCGCCATCAGAGACGTCGCCTCCCGCTCCACCTGCCGGATCGGCATCCCCGAACCAGTTTAGCGGCACATCGAAATCGAATCTATCCTTGCCCATTCGCCCCTCCCTCTGACTGTTTGATCCTCTCACGGATCTCCGCGAGGTCGCTATTGTTGGCCGCCTCGCCGTACTTCTCTGCCAACTCGTGCAGGTTGCTGGGATGTATGATCCCGATCATCCCGCAGAGCGTGTTGAAAAACGCCACAAGCTCAGGCTTGACGACTGCCGGATCTTGCGCCCAAGCGCCGCATTTGTTCCCGATCCATGCGAGTACTTCTGCCCCATCCGGGTTCTCGAAGAAAACCCGGTAGAACAGCGCCCGCTCGTTCTGGACCTGATTGACTTCCTCCGCGGTATATTCGTCGCTCACGATGCCGATGCCTCGTCCGCCTGCCGCGCTCGGAGGCGCTCCTCGGCCTTTGCCATGAGGTGTCGCAGGCTCTGCTCCAGGTCAAGGCTGTCGGGCAGCACGGCGTAGTTCACGCGCATGGTTTTCGTCTCGAAAGTGATCCAGATGATGTTGCGCGCATCCTCCTGGCTCAGAAGCGTGTAGACCCGCTCGGTGTGGTTTTTCTTCCACCAGTTCCAGGCTTTCAGTGTCATGAGAAACCGCCGTAGGATCACGCCGCCGGCCCCATCGCCGCCGCCATCGGGCTTCCGGCCTCCGGTGCCCTGGACCCCGCAGCATACGCCTTCGCTCCCGCTTCCGCCTTCTGCGCAGCAAGCTGAGCCTGAAGGATCGCCTGCTGCTGCTCCGCGCGGATCCGCCGTCGCTTCTCCACCTCCACGACGTCGCGCACGACTCTGCGGTCCACGTGGTACAACTCAGCAGCGTTCCGTATGTACCTCTCGACATTCGCAACGTCCACGATCGTCTGGTCTAAGTTCTTTCCGATGGTGATGACTTCCGAAAGCCACTGCCGCGTCGGATCCAAAAGCATATACCGTTTCATCAGCAGGGCCAGCGGTGATACCAGGTCGGTCCTTATCCTCTTCCCTTGAAGCACGGCAGGTGGAGGAGGCATCCGCCCGGCCTCGAGCTCGGATTGAACCATGTCCTCGTGGGCCCTCTCCAGAAACTCCATGCTCATTCTGCCCATGAATGCGGTGAGCATCGCCGCCTGCTCTCCCTTGATCATCCCCGCCTCGCCGAGGGTGCGCTGCTGGTCCATGGTCTGAGAGAGAACCAGGAACAGTTTCGTGTGATAGGTATCGTCGACGTCCTCGCCGATGTACTTGATCATGTCCAGAATAGGTACTGGGTCACCGATCACCAGGCCGGCAGTGTAATCCTGCCCCGGCCGAATCGTCGTCACGCCGGATGGAGTGATATTGATCCGGTTGGCGATGCCCTCCGTGGCTTTGAGCGGCGGCCTGCCCTTGAGCAGGATCTGTCGGTTGAACTCCTTCCGCATTCCGTTGGCTTGCCGCACATCGGAGACCGAAAGAAGCCCTGGGGCATCCGTCCCCCAGGCTGACCCGTCGCTCGCCCTGCTCCATCTCCATGCCCAGAAGTTCGGCACCTCGTACCCGCCTTCTCTCACAGCCTTCCACTTCGGCGAGGTGGAAACGTACAGCGAGTAGATCGGCATTCCGCGTATTGATCGCCGTCCCAAGTCGAGATCGAACTTGTCCAGCGGGAAAATCAGGTGGTAGAACTGCCATTTGCGGGTGAGGTTGTTCCGATAAGCCTCCTGGATCGTGGCGGGCAAAGAGGCTTCGCCGAACATCCGCACGGCGTCGAATGCGCTCAGCCACAGTTCGTAGAAAAGTACGTCAACCTCGCCGTTCTCATCCTCCATGATCAGAGAGCGCCCTATGTGGAGATTCCTGTAGCTGGGGTAGTTGCGTTCCTTGTTCCGGTTGCGCACCATGATGGCGGTCCCGAAATCTCCGCAACTCCTCACCGCAGCCCGGCCCTCGTCGTAGAAATTGCTTCTTCCGAACTGGCGAGAGCAGTGCAACTCTCCGTTCTGGCACCAGTCAGCGACGTCGGATTCCTCCATGAGGTCCTCATCCTCCATCGCGATCCGCACCCATGGGTTCTGGCGCGAAAACCCGTAGGCCTGGATACCGTCGCCCATTCGTACGGAGTCCTTCCAGCCGCGGTTCTCCATGAGGTCCTTCATGCTTGGAATGGGATTCTTCTCGTCCTCACCCGTGTCCCAACCTGTCATGAGCGGATTGAAAAGCCTGGCCACCTCGCGCAAGGCAGGCATCCGAACGGCGCGCTTCTCCGCCTCCTGGCCTTCGATCTTCTCCAGGCTCTTCAGGCTGTCCTCGGATATCCTGGGAGCTGTGAGCTCCATTTCATCGGATCGCTTCGCCATGATCGACCTCCTCAGAAGTACTCGACGGGATTCCAATCCGCGCTCCGCTTCTCGCTCCCGCCCGAGAGTTCCCTGTCTTCTGGACTAACAGCCTCGCCCCCTCTTGTAAACCACCAGGCGGCCATCAGGTAGGTGAAGACGATATCGTCGTGCACGTCCTCGTCATCCGCGGCGTAGGATGTATGCTTGGTCCTCTTGTTTTCCACGCCTTTGAAGTGATTGAGCTGCCGCTTGAACTCCTCAGCCCAATGCAAGCCCCTGGCCACTCCCACCCTGCCCTGCTGAGCGAGCAACATGCCGGCGTCGACCAGATCCTTCTTCGGCACGTCGATCTGCGAAAGTACTCGAGCTCCCTTCAGTTTGGTCGGCACGTTTGAGAAGACGCGCCCCATCTCCTCATACTCCTCGTGCACGTGCTCGCCGCCCGTGGCCATGATCGGGATCGGATACAGGCCCTTCTCGCGCATCATGTCTACGACCGGCTCCCCGACATTGCGCCCGTCGACCAGCAGATCGCTCGCCTGGCTCAGTTCCTTGTTGCCAATGAGGACGCACAGGGACTCGACCAGGGACGGGTAGCTTTTCCTCACAAACTGATCGATGAAAAGCACATCGTAGAGATGAAGAAGCCGGTCGGGCTTGCCGAACCGCCTATCCCCGTCGACGATCTGAGGGTTGTCCTTCATGACGAAGAACACCGCGCGGTCGCGCTTCTTCCCCAGGTCCACGCAGACAGCGTGTTGTTTCAATCCTGCACCTTCCAGTCAGGATCGATCTCTCGGATCAGAGCGCAGGTCTCGCATGGCTCGAAGTGCTGCCACTCGTTGGCAAATACCTGCTCCGCTTCCTTCAGTGCCACCAGCAGGCGCTCGGCTTGCTCTTGGCTGATCGTCTTCATCCCTCTCCCTCAACGTCGACATGATGCTTGAGAATCTCGTTGTAGACGCTCATCTTGCCGATTTCAAAAAGGCCGATGGCCAGCTCACTGCTCATGTCGCTCCAGTACGCATGCAACAATCCATCCTTGGTCTTGGTGCAGATCACCAGATGTTCAATCTCGGAGGCCTTTAGAAGCATGTTCGTCAGGATGAATTGCGGTGTGACGGGCTGGCGGCCGTATTGCTGTCCTTCACTCACCCCTCGCGCCTCTTTCTCTCGCTCACGTCCTGATGGCCCCCCTAAGAAGCCACACAAGTTCCTCCCTACCAAAACCTCCTCGTTCCGCCAGTCGTTCAAGACTTTGTTGGGTGCCATACTTTGCCGAATAGACTTTGTATGCCTCTTCTGCGAGCCACCATGGAATCGTGCAGGCAGGGTAATAGTGCGGTCTGATTGGGTCGGGATAGGCACCACCCTGAATTGGGAAAGGTCTATCATCGCGGATCGTTTCACTCACCCCTCGCGCCTCTTTCTCTCGCTCATGGGTTGCGCCTGTCCAACCCCGCCGCTCTCAGGCAGACATAGAGTATGTCCCACACCCCTTGCTTCGTTCGGTGTATGTTTTCCGCATGGCCGGTCTTCCATACCTTTTTCGGGTCGAAGCGGCTCGATTGCATGAAACGCGCGTCATAGCTCCCGTGCATTCCTTGTGTCTGAGCAGACGTTTTTCCGTCGTTGGAAATGTAGGCACGGCACAATTCCCGCGCCTTGCTTTCATCCCCCATGGGCCACAGTTCGCACTTGACCAAAATCACCCCTCGCACCCCTTGAGCAACTTTGTGATCGGACTCACCCCCTCACCTCCAGCGCTGCGACCTCACGTTCCTTCACCAGACCGAAATCCATGGACTTGACCTCGCGGGAGAACATCTTCTCGACCTCCTCGTAGCTGAAGACCTGGTCCTCCGGCTCCACGAACTCTACGTTGTTCTCCTGCCGGTACATCAGCGGCCCGATCTCCTCCAGGTTCTCCTGCTGCTCCTCGAGATTCCTGTGGCGGGGCGAGTAGAACGCGCGGATTCCCTTCTTCTCGCGCGGCTCGCGGAATGCTTTCTCCGGCATCGCAGGCACAAGCCTCCATCCCTCTTCGTCCACGTCCCACTGGGAGCGGATCTCATAGTGCTCCCATCTGCTGGACTCCCAGGCGCGGAAGAAGAATCCCTCCCTGCCATTCGGCGTGGAGATCGCGGCCAGCTCGCACTTCTCGTTGTCGGTCAACATTGAGCGCACTGCGCCCTTATAGACAGCGTCCTCAATCCGGCTTGCCTCGTCCAGAATGATCAGGTCAGGACTCGATTGTCCACGGGCGCCCTTCTCCGTTGCGGGGCGGACGACGATCCTGCTCTTGTTCGACAGTTCGAGCAGAGTGTCGGCGTCTCGAACCAGCCGCGGGTAGTCCGGATCCCGCGCGATGAAATCCTTCACCTTCCGCATGTCCTCGATCGCCTGCTCCTCCGTGGCCGCTATGATGATCGATAGGCTACCGGGCCAGTACTTTGATCGATGGCAGGGCTTTGAGGATATTAGTGTGCTCTTCCCGCTCTGCCGTGCGCCGTTGATCAGCTTCCGCTTGTGCTCGCTTCGATAGATTTCCTTCTGCCAGAGATAGGGCTCGAATCCAAGCGACTCGACGTAGCGAGTGATGGAGAGCTGGTAGATCCACTCGTTCAACTCGGTCCTTGTGAGCTCACAAGCCGCTTTCATCCAAGTCCGCCTGCTTCTCGAGCAGCCTCACGATGGCCTCACGAACTTGAGGATGCTTCTCAGTGGCGATCCATACCACGGTTCGGATCCTCAACCATAGCTCTGCGATGGAGACTGGCACCTGCACGTCCTTGATCTGCCCATTCAGGCGACCGATGAGCTCCAGCTGCTTGTTCAACGCGAGCGCCGTCTTTAGGAAGAGCTCTCGGGGATCCGCGATTCTGTAGTACCAGCCGGTGATGGGCTTCCTCGTTCGCCTGAGCAATTCGGAAAGCCGAGCCCTTTTCCGTACCCACAGCACTTTCGCCTTCTTGCCCCGGCCTACCTTCTGCTGGTCCACATACGTGACCGCGACGTCCTCCGCGCGCGGTCCCAGCTCGTAGCGCTTGGGATGCTCGGGATCCCGGAGGTACAGGTCCGCGGCATCGAACATCTTGTACATGCGCTCGCTGTTGTTCTGGACCTCTTGAAGAAGAGATCTCGCATCGGCCAGCTTCTTCGCTTCTTCCAACTTGAACAGTTGGGTGGCCAGGTGCTTCCGGTGCCTCTGCGTCGCATCTCTCGAGACTCCAAACCGGTGCGAAATGGCGCGGTATGAGTCCCCCCGCACGATCGCCTTGTTGATTTCCTGGGCTTTCGCATGAGCGCATACCGTGCATTTTCTTCCCACCACTCAAAACGCCTTCCACCAGCGGATGCTATCCACCTCGACGGTGCCTGGTCGATAGTTGGCGAATGGGACTGGGATCCCCACTGCCGAGGCGTACACCGCATACGGGTCGGCCCCGATCGGTTTCACGATGAGTACGTTGACCTGGTACCTCAAGCCAGTGAGGGTCACGGGGATCGGCTTCGAGCTGATCGCCTTGCGCCACCTGGACTTCCGCGCGGCCATCTCCCAGTACGGGTACTCGGGGATCCGCTGCAGGGCCTTCTGATCTTCCTGGACGCTCATGATTTGGCCCGGTCCAAGCGGTCGATCTCCGCTATGATGAGCGCGCCGGCGCGAACCAGGTTGCGTCGTCGATCCTTTGGCTTCCACCATCCGGACTCCCATGGCCATTCAATCGGTGCGCGTGCAGCCTTATGAGAAGCAAGCGCATAAGATGCTCCTGCTTCCGCAAGCTCTCCACCGGTCCATAGATCGTCGTGCGCCTCGTCGTGCCCTTCCTCGAATATCTGTCTCTGGCGCTCAGCCAGGACATCAATCTCAGCTTGGCTCATTGCTTCCACCGTGGTCTTCCGAGCAACTTCTTTAGCCATCGCTTAAACCTCCACCAGCGGCTGCTGGTCAGAATGAGTGCGTCCAACATCCTCACGGGGATGGCCTTGAACTTGAATAGTGGTTCCTTCAATTCATCCTCACAACGAAAGCCCAAATGACAGGATTGCCCCGCGTGCCTATCGCCACCGCGCAATAGCCGGGATGGTAGTGAACGGCGTGGATCAGCTTCATCGCGAGAGCACCGCCGCGCTCAGCCGGATGTACCGCTCCGGGTCATCCGGCAACGGGAGCTCGACCACGCGTTCTATCGAGCCATCCTTGCCCAGCTGCATTCCCAGATCTTTGACAGGGTACACGCTATCCCGGAGCTTTCCCGCCAGCTCGATAGCCTCCTGTCTGCTGAGATTGATCTCGGTGTACGATCCTGCTCGTATGATAATGAGGCCGTCCCTCAGCGCGACCTGAATATTTTCCTCGCTCATTTTAACCTCCTCTCCGTCATCGGTACGAAATAGCGGCTTGCCTGTTACGTCTCCCGGTTCGACTGAAATGAGCCTTCCATCCGGTTCCCGTCGCGTCGTTCTGTACGGCTTCCTCATCTCACGCATCCTGTTTAGGAAGCACATGAGATTCCAGTCGGGCTCTGGCTCGAGCTGGTAGTCTTCCAGCCAGTCCTCGTGCTTGCCGGTGTCCGAGCGGTTCACCAAGAAGCAAGGAGTCTTGCCGCTGAACAGGGCGACTTGATACCCGCGAATCCGGGCGCTGTACTCCGGCAGGCCAAGGCGCCGCAGCGTGCGGGGGTTGCTCACAATGTGCTCAATCTCCTCTCCCATCCTGGGCAGGGAGTTCACTCGCTTGATGAAGTAGACGAGAAACTCGCTCATTGCTCCTCTTCCTTCCGATCCGTCGCCGCCTCGATCACCTTCGGGCCCGTAAGATCGACCAGCAACTCCTTCACCCGCTCCTCGTACGTCTCGATGCACCGGTTGATCACCGAGGTGTTGCGCAGGAGGTCCTCGGCCACGGCGAGCCTCAGCTGCAATGCGCACATCTGCGCAATCGACTTCTCGGCGGCCGCTCTGACCTCCGCCTCACTCGCCGCGAAGGACATCATGAACTTGTAGCCGCCCGTGGCCTTGATCAGCAACACCTGGCGGTCCACCAGCTGCGGGATCCGCCGCACACGCGCCATGAGCGACTCGGTCAGCTCTGTTGTCGGCCCTTCTTGATTAGCTGCAAGGTCCATATGTCCTTCTTCCTACGCACGAAATAGTCGGCGCCGCAAGACTGGCAACTCGCCAGGTCAGTGGCGTATGTCTCTACCTGCCCACGGCACCCCGGCATCAAGCACACATGAAACTGCCGGCCCCGGTGCTCCTGGGGCTTTCCCTTCGGCCTCAGCACATCAGGCTGATGGCCCCCGATCGACTTTCCTGGCCGCAGTGGGTTCACGGTGCAGGTCCCTTCGGCTCATAGGGGGCGGTTTTGGTGTCAGAATCAGCCGGCGGGCCCAGGCCGGGAAGATCGGCCTGCTTGATCTCCATTCTCCGCACCTGCCGAATCCGTCTCATTTCGGCTGGCAGCTTCGCGATCGCCGCCTCGAACTCGGCCGCGGCGGAAACTTCTTGTTCTTGGCTGTCGGCAACCGCCCCATCCAGGGGGGCGGTGCCGTCAGCCTCTTCATGATCATTCTTAATATGATCAGGCGTGTTTTCGTCCGACGGATATTGCTGCAAAAGCCGTACGGCTTTTTGTCCGTCGGATATTTCTCCGTCGGATATTTTTGCCGACCTCCCCTTCTTTTGCCCCTCACCAACCTCTTTTCTGCGCTTCGCCTCCTCTTGGAAGTACAGCTTCGAGAGACGGGCGTACATTCGGTAGCGGTGGTGGTCATCAACGGCAGAAATGAGGTCGATCAGCCCCAACTTCGACAGGTACTTGAGCTGCTTGGAGAGCGTGTCCTCCTTGATCTTCAAGAGCGGCATCTCTCCCAGCATCCAGGCGCGCGAGATCAGGTAGTACCCGTTGAACATGTAGCGCTTGACTTCTGGATCGTCAGCGTTCAGTCCTCGGATGAAGCCGATGATGAGCGCATGTTTCACCGTGACCGCCCCGGATTTGATCCAATTCCGCAACGCGGCCTGGTTGATGATCAGGTTGTATTCCACGGTCCCCTCCCTGCCGTTCCCCCTACCGAGCGGCTTTCCCTATCTGCTCCCGAACCAGGCTCAGTGGGCTGGACACGATCTGCCGGACGGCACTGAGTTCTGCCGCGAGCACGTCTCTCTCATCCGCGGCTGCCTTCGCAACTGATTCCGCGGAGTCCGCGCGCGCCTGCTCTGCCTCCAGGGCTGTGCGAGCAAGTTCTGGCATATGGTCCCGAATCCTTGCGCGCCATTGCTCATTCGTGAGATACCGGGTCGCGAGCCAGGTCAGAAAACACAGCAACCCGCTCACGAGCATGATGGCGATCGTGGGGAGGATATGCTGGACCTGAGGGGTGAAGCCGGAATACCAGGAATCCATGTCTATGCTCCTCTCAGCCCTGCCTTGAAACTCGGCCAGGATGTACTTGCGCGTACTTCTGGCGAACGATCTCCTCCAGGACCGATACTCTGGCCGCCAGGTCCTCTTTTGATCGTTTCCGGGCTTTTTTCTCGAATCGCGTCATATGCTGATGGAGGGCCTCGCAGACCAGTTCGGAGAAGGTTCGATGGTCCAGCCGGGCGTACTCCTCAGCCTGGTGAAGCAGATCAGCGGGAGCTGTGAAACGCTTCTGCACTTCGCACCTCCGGAACCTCGTCCCAGGTCGTGCCGTCGAGCAGGCGGCCCCCAGACCAGGGGCGCTCGCCTCCCCAATTCTTGAAGAAGAAAGGGATCCCTCTTTGCTGGCAGTAGTCGCGGAGCGGAATCACCCAGGATTTCTCCATCGGGCGCGCTCCGGGCCCGGTCTCCCCGCCGACGATCACCCAATCGATGTGGGCCCGATCCAAAGCATCAGGCAAATATGCGCCAGTAAGATCCTCGAGAAGTGGTTCGAAAGAGACAAAGCGAACAGCGGCGGAAACCTCTCCCAGAGAGTAAAGCCTCAAGCTCGCCCGACCGTTCTCAACAGTGGTTCCCACCCACACGTTCGAGGGGACATCCATCCCGTGCAGCTCCAACGCCATTCGTTGCGCCCTCTTGGTCAGCACCATGAACGTGTGCTGCGGGCATTCCCTCATCACGTCAAAGACGCTCAGGATCGTCTGGCCCGGAACGCGCTCGTGGAACAGGTCCCCCATGGAGCACACGAATATCCGCCTCCCCTTCTTCCAGCGCTTCGGCCTATCCATCTCATCCAGGTGGACGGTCACAGAGAACCCGTTCCGGTACTTCTCGATGCCCTGGCGCTGCATCTGCTCAGCCTGCCGCTTCGCGTAGCAGTGCTCACACCCGGCGCTGACTGGCGTGCAACCGGTGACTGGATTCCACGTGCTATCTGCCCATTCGATCTTCGTCTTGTCGCCCATGGGCTACTAGATCTTCAACCAGCCCGCTCGTAGGTGGCGGCGAAGATGTCCGGCTTGCAGGGGTAGAGCTCTCCCTTTATCCCCGTGATGATGTAGTCACCCGGGCATACGACATGACCACCCTCGAGGGTGTCGATCCACCCGTGATCGTTCATCTTAACGCCGCATTTCTCACAAAGCCTTTCTCCGGAATCTTCGGGGCGCCTGTAGAACCGCACGATTTTTCCTTCGAGCGGATCATCAGGCGTAGAGCCGATGAACTCTGGATTGTCCAGCGGATGATCGCCGTTCTTGAACCACTGTGTAGCCTCAACCACAACCGGCTTTTTCCTGTACTTCGCCATAAGCCCTCCTCGAAAGGTGGGCCGGCTTCGGCGCGCCTCCACCGGCCTTTCACTCTAAAAAAGCGTCACACCGTGAAGCTCGCCAGGGGCGGCACTTCTGGGAGGGTCCGCCCCGAGCTCGCCCTACTACATCGCTACACCGGAGCACTTCTTAACCCCGGCCTTTGGATCCGCGGAATCCTTCCTGGCGATGGTTCGTTCCCGCCGGGCCGTAACACCGTGCGGGCCTTTCAGCCGGCTACGCCCTTTTCCGGCCAGTGCCAGGTGTTGCTGTCCTTGACGTTCTGCGAGAACACGACGCTTTTCCGCCACATCACGCCGCGCTTCGCGTCCTCAGTCTCCGGCAGCGGGAATGCCTGCCCAGGCGTCGGCGGTGTGTCGTTCGTCCCGTCGATGAAGACCTGCAGGTTCACACAACCATTCGGTCCACCCCCGTCCCCCCACGCCCTCACGATGATGGCAGGCCGTTCGAGACCCTGGGCCATGATGTAGTGCACGATCCGGCCTTCAACAACTCCTTCCATGACTCCCTCCCTCGGTTGAAATATTGCCCGTCTCTCCGGGCTGTCACACCAATTCCCTCATTTCCGCCAGCAACTCCTGCAGTCGGCTTGTGCGCTCCTCGAAGGTCACCGCGGCGTTCGATCCCGCGCACCCCTTGTAGGGACATCCGTCGCAGTACACGGCATAGATGGCTTGCTGATCGGTCTGCCATTGGCGTTCACGGCGTTCTGCTGCGGTCTCGCGGCGTTCAGGCATGGGGGACCTCCGGGAACAGATCCCCGGCCCGGGCCGGCACGTTTGGCGAGAGCCAGAGGATCTCGCGCACGTGGCCCGGGTATTTGCTTCCGGTGTGCGCCGCGATTTCAACCGTCCGCCATTCCTTGTAGATGTCTTCATACAGTTCGCTCGGGTAGCCGGATACGATGGCCATCCCACGGATCGAGGAGAGTACGGTTGCTAGTTCGAGGTGATCTTTCGCAGTCAACTCATGGCGATAGCCGTGATCGCGCCTTCGACGGCAAGCCTCCCGCACATAAGGAGGATCAACGTAGAAGAAAGCCCCTTTGTCGTCGTACTGTCGTATGACATCTATCGCTGGGCGCTGTTCGATGACTACGCCCTGCAGACGTGCACAGAAGATAGATATCTCCCATGGATACCGGGCCCATTCGCCTGCCGGCGTGGCTCGGCCCTTTTGGTGCGGCGCCGATCGGAAACCAGTCGTCGGAAGCCCCGATGCGGCTCTGGCCCCCCTAAAGATTGTTTCCGACCCGATGCCGGAGTAGGATTTGAAGATAGTCCGACGTGCCCATTCCACCGGATCCTCTGGGATAGGCACGAAGACCTCGTTGAACTCAGCGCGCGCGAATGGCGTCAACCAAAGCAGACGCTGCAAGGTTGCGGCCAGTATTGGATCACGCAGCACGCGGAAGACATTCACCACCTCACCGTCGATGTCGTTGTAGATTTCAGCATAGGTCCGCGGCTTCTGCATCAGCACGGACGCGGCGCCACCAAACGGCTCTATGTAGACGCGGTGCTCTGGGAAATGCGAGATGATCCAGGGGGCCAACTTCCACTTCCCCCCGAAGTATCGGAGCACCGGTCTGCGCGGCTTCATGCAGCCCCCAGCGCCGACAACGCGAGCGCTCGTGACGTATTCACCGGCACCGCGTTGCCGATCTGCTTCACCTGGTCGCCCTTATTCCCAGCGAACTGGTAGGTATCTGGAAATCCCTGCGCAGCGGCGAGTTCGTGCGGCTGGAGCATGCGGAACGTGATGTCCAGCGCCACGGGCTCACCGTTCACGAGAGCAAAGCGGTCCTTGCCCGTCACGCTTGCCAGCGGATAGTCAACGCGGTCCGCGACGCCGGTCCCGTAGTACGGCACGATGAACGGACGCACGAGGCCGTGCCCGTTGCGCGAGCGGATGGCGGGCACCGGCTCCCCGATGGCATGCGTCCTCGGCTCCTGCCCCTCTCGCTCGCCGTAGTGCGGGACAAGGAACGGCTGCACGAGCGCGAACCTGTTTTCCGTCGTGATCGTGCGCAGTGGATCGTCCAGCGTGTATGCCCGGTCCAGCCCGCTCCCCGTGTGGTCGATAGCCGTCAAGAACGGCTGCGCCCACTCCCCCCAGTAGCGGCGGATGCCCGCGGCGATCCTCTGCATGGTCGCCGGAGCGAGCGGGCGCTTTCGGTCGAAGATGCTCTGCCCCGGGATACTCCAGTCGATGATCTCCCGCGCGCACCTCCACGGCTGCGTCGCGAACAGGCCGGGCGCTTTCGCATGCGAGGGCTCGGGCCACACGACGCGAGCTCCCCCGCGGGCAGCCTGGACGAAAAGCCGCGTCCGCGTGGTCGGATCGCCATAGTCGGCCGCACAGAGGAGACGCCATTCTACCTTGTAGCCCATGCTCTGCAGGGCCGCGATGAACGCCTTGAAGGTCTCCCCGCGGCGACTCTTCAGCGGCTTCCCATCCGCGCCCAGGGGCCCCCACTGGAGGAACTCGGAGACGTTCTCGAGGATCACTCGCCGGACGTACAATTCGGACAGCCACTTCAGGATGAGCCAGGCCGAGGCGCGGCCCTGCTCCGATCGCGGCCTCCCGCCTCTGGCGTTCGAATGGTGCGTGCACTCGGGCGATGCCCAGAGCAGGTCAACACGATCTCGAGTTCCGAACACATCCAGGGGATTGAGCGTCGCGAGGTCCTGGCAGTACGCCCGAGCCTCGGGATAGTTCAGGTGGTGCGTGTCGATGGCAATCTGCCAGTGATTCACCGCGGCGAGCTCCACGCGGAGCCCCGCGGCAGCCGCTGCCTGCACGATCCCCGTCGTCTCCCCACCCGCCCCGCAAAATAGGTCAGCCACGCGGATCATGCGATGACCGGAACGTCCTTGATGTTCTCGGCGAGCCACTTCCTGATTGACTCGACCGCCGCAGTCTTCCAGGCCGCCCCCGAGGCGTCGAACAGAGCGCACTCCGGCATCCCTTCCGTGTTGCGCAGCCTGAAGATGAACGGCGATTCGGGCTGCTCGAACTCCCGGAAGGTCCGGTATGGCCGCAGCATCACCGGGCTCGGTACCTTGATGTTCTCCGCCAGGGCGACGCCGCGGCGTGCGCTCACGGTCTGCGACATCCCATCGTCCGCCGAGGTATTCACCGACTCGGCCTTCATCGTGCCTATAACTCGCAAGACCTCCGCCAGGTCCTCCGTCTGCTCAAACTGCGTCAGGAGGCCGATCATGAAAGTCTCATGGTCAAGGTATGCGCCGAACTTCAGCGCCCCCACTTCTTCCCGCTGCGCCCGGACCCACACGATCCGCTTGTTCCAGTCACCCTGGACCGGCCCGATCAGCTCGACCGCCGTTGGGCTTTCGACATGGATGATGAGCCTTTCCGGTTCTTCCACTGAGAGCATGTCGATGTCGGCTTTCAGGTAGTCCTTGAGCGCCGTGAGCGTCGATACCCTCAAGGCTGCAGGGATGGGCTGGGTGTCGACCTGTTTCAGGTCCGTGAGAGAGAAGGTCTTCCCCTCGATCGCGAATGTCTGCCGCTCCGCGAGCTTCGCAATTTCCCTTACCGCTTCTCCGTCCATCATTTTCCCCCTTTCAATTCGATGCCCGTCCCCGGCAGGCTCAGCTGCCGGGCGTGGCTTTCGCGAGCCACGATCGCCCCGTCTTCGATCCCAATGAAGATCTGCCCTTCGCACGGGTTGGTCGGCGCCAGCTTGGAGGTGCAGTAAACTATGAAGGGCGCGAATGACCGGTCTTTCGATGGCTTGAACTTGACGTGAACGACGATCTCGCGCTCAGCCGTGGCCGCCGTGTTCACATCCGCGACGTTCGCCAGCACTCTGCCGAGCTCGTAGGCAAACAGTTCCTCAGCCGCTCCCTGTGCCAAGCTGGCCAGCGAGAGTTCCTCCTCCTGTTTCTGCTGCATGAGATTCCCCCTTTTCGATGATGATCCTGCCAAGTTCACCCTGGCACTTGGCCAGACAGCTCTCTATCCGCGAGGCAAGAAGGCTGATCTGATGCGGGGTCGAATTGCCGTTCAGTTGCCCAGCAGCCGCGATCGCGCCGCGCAGGTTGTCACAGATCGTGGAATAGGCCTCGGGCGTTATTTCTAGCCTCACCTGGTCCCCCCTTCCCTGTCCTGATATTTGGTCCTGCTGTGTTCTGAACTCTCCAGGCAACCGAGCCAGCAGGCCAATGCGCCGAATGCCAGCAGCACAAGAATGACGATCAAAAGAGCGATCTGAGGAACGCCGCCGCTGCGGATCGTAAGAATCAATTGCTCGATCATCCCGCTGCCTCCTCAGCCCTCGTTGTCAGCCCTCGTCCCCGTCTTGGACCTCTCCAAGTACTCCTGGACATCTGCCGGCATGATGATGAGGCGCCGCTTGCCGATCCTTCGCGCCCGGAGCTTGCCCTCCCGGATCAGGGCGCAGACCTGACTCTCAGAGCACAGCAGATCTGCAGCCACCTCCCACACGTACCGTGCCCCCAGAGCAGAGCTGCTGGGCGTTCTGTTCAGCGTCCTGCTCATGAACCTGCCTTCTTTTCGCGGATGGCCTGTGCCTCCCTGTCTGTGATGAGGATGCCGGAAAGGTGATCGAACTCGTGCTGAATGACCCGGGCAAGCCTGCCAGGCGCCTTGAACTCTGTCGGCTCTGTCGGTTTGGGTGCGTTCTTGAGCCTTACGGGAACAACCTTGATCGCCTTCGGCCGAGTGACCAGGGCGACGCATCCGGGCATCGAAAGGCAGCTTTCATGTTCACTCTCCAACTCACCATCATCGGTGATCGAAGGGTTGATGAAGGTGAGGAAGCGCGGGCCGTCACGTACGACGAAGATGCGAAGGAGGGATCCGATTTGTGGGGCTGCCAGGCCAATCGCATTTGGGTTGGCTTCGATCGTGTCTTTCAGGTCCCGGACGATCTTCGGCCAATCGTCCTGCCATGCCACTTCGGAGCACTTCGAGCGCAAGATCCGCCCTTGGTAGGGATTCCAGCGAAGCGTGAAGATCCTGCGGATCATCTCATCGCCTCCAGCGGAAGGGGAATCTGCTCCCGCTCATCTCGCGTGGCCCGCTCCCGGCTTTCCAGGATCCGCCTCCCAATGGCCAGTGCACGCTCGTCGTAGAAAAAAGAAGGGGCCGGACCAAAGGAGGTAGAGGAAACATCCGGCCCCTGGGCCGAACCGCGGCCGTACCGGACGGCTGCTTCCCGGTAGACGGCCCGGTCGATCGCCCATCGTGTCATTGGAAAGAGCTCCTCGGTCACGTCGATCCTGTCCCGCAGGATCCTCAGCACGCGCACCCGAAGCGGGGACCCCGGGCTCATGTGGCGCGGTGAGTCAGCACTGACGTGAGGGGCAGCCCTCGGTACCTCGACGCGGCAGATGACCGCATATCGGTAGTCGCCGATGGAAACATGGAAGGTGGGGTAGAAGCGCCGGCGTCCTCTCATTTGAAAGAGCCCTCCCCAGGGAGTAGGATGCCAGGAGGTAATAGCAACATCGAACCAGTGAGGAGGGACCGAATGAACCAGACTGAAATCAGGGCAAAGGCGCTTGAGCTCGCGATCGGATACTTGGCCGCCATACCCGAGAAAGCGAAGGTAGTAGCATTCGAATGCGAGAAAGCCGAGAGGATTCCAACAGCCAAAAGAATCTTCAGCCCGGCAAGAACCGTCGCATTCGCAGAAGAGTTCCTGGAGTTCATCGGCAGAACATCTCCTTGATTTCCTCGTAACTGAAGGTTGGAGCGCGCATCCGCGAGGCCTTCTTCCCCAATGCCTTGCGGGCTATTCTCTTTGCCAGGGCTCCGTCAATGTCGACAGCCTTCACGGCCTTGGATCGCTTCTTCATCTCTCCCCCTTGGACCGGCTCACCGGGAGGTCTCCCTGCCTGTGGATCGCCTCACGCGGAGACCTTCTCCTTCGCCTGGACCCTGCGGAGTATGAATGTCACCTGCTTGGTGAAGTTCCGCTCGTTCTTCTTCCCCTCACGCTCGACCCAGTCAACCAAGTCGCGCGGGAACCTCATCGACCTCTGAATCTGGCTCTTCTTTACCACAAAAAGCCTCCTGGCAACACCCATAGTAACCCATTGTCACTTGCATGTCAATAACATTTTTTTCTTGCAGAAATCCGTCAGATGGGTTATAATGGGTGACATGGGCGAATCGAAGAAGCCACAAAGGACGAAACAGAGATCGGTACGCTTCCCTCCAGAAATCTACCGCTGGATTCAGAAGCTAGCCAAAGAGAAGCATGGTGGCGATTTCACGGCGGCTGTCACCACGTTGCTCTACGAAGCGCAAAAATACCAGAAGACCGTCGAGCGCTGGATACGCGAGGGAGCTGCCAGGGATGCGGACGCCATGAGGCTTCAGAGAGATAGATCGCTGAAAGAAAAGGACGGCAGTTCCCCATGACCGGCTTCGACGCCAACCGTGCATCATGATCGACTTCTTTTCTGGAAGGAGGTATCACTGTGAGAGTTAAAATTATTCTGTCCCTTCTTGCGGTGATGGCCTTATTGGCTTTTTCCGGATGCAAAGACCCGGCCCCACAATTGGGCTATAACGAATTAGGAGAACCGGCATGAAAAAGCTCTTTGCCCTTCTCTCTCTCCTCGCCCTCATCTCTTGCCAGCCGCCCTTACAGCCGGCCCCCGCGCCCGAACCCGAACCTATTCCCCAAACCGAACCTATTCCCGAACCCGAACCTATTCCCGTACCCTCCCCCCATCCCAGGATCCTCCTAATCGGCGATTCGATCTCGATGGGCTATACCCCTTATGTCAGAGAGGCAATCGCTGGCACCGTGGAGCATCCCGCGGAGAACTGCTACTCGACGGCACGGGGGCTACAGAATATACAGGCGTGGGTCGGCGATGGCGACTGGGACGTCATTCATTTCAATTTCGGGCTACACGATCTCCGCTACATCGACGGGAGTTGGCAGGTCCCCCTCGAGGACTACAAGAGCAATCTGCGCGCGATCGTCTCTATCCTCAAGGACACCCGGGCGGAACTCATCTGGGCAAGCACAACTCCGATCCCTACCGGCTCGACTTGGGGATTCGAGGCGAACGTCATACAGTACAACGAGGCTGCAGCCCAGATCATGCAGAAGGAGGGTATACCCATCGATGACCTGCACGACAAGATCCTACCTATGCTTCCGGAGGAACAAATCCCGGATAACGTCCACTTTACCGATCATGGCTACCAAGTGCTTGCGGGATTTGTAGTCAAAAGCATGCCCTTAATAGGGAAAAAGGCTGCCTTACCCCGCCGCCTTCTTCGGCCTCACCCGTCTGTTCCACGCCCGCACCGCCCATCTCATAGTCGGCCGAGTTAGCTTCCGCTGACACACCGGGCAACGAATGCGCTGCCCCCAGCGAGTGAGGTACATCAGTGGCCAGAATACAGGACCATCCATGCCGTAATGCATGCAAGTTGCAGCTCTGATATCGCTCACCCTGTTCTCCTCGTTTTCTTCGGCATCACCGCATTCGCCAGCTTCCGCCTCGCCTCTTCGATGTCCAGGATGTTGGAGTGGGAGTACTGCTCCATCATCATGGGGGTCTTGTGCCGGGCGTAACGCTGTACCAGGAAATCAGCCAGCCCGGCAAGGCGCGCCAGGGAAACGAATGCGTGGCGCGTGGAGTGGAAAGATAGCCGCCGGCGCTTCTGCTCCTCGGCGGGGATCCCGATCGCTCTCAGCATCCGGCGGAATCCGTTGGTCAGCGTGTCAGAGCCGACTGGCTTCCCTTGGAGATCCGCGCATAGCACATATCCTATCTTTCCCCAGGGGCAGGCTTCCGCGAGCTCGGCCAGTTCCTCCATGAGCGGGGCGGCCGCAGGAACCTCCCCGGCGGATCCCCATTTCGGCTTTCGCGGCAACTTCTCACCCACGGGGATGCTCTGCCGGATGGTGATGATCCCCTTCTCCTCATCGACGTCCTGCCAGGTGAGCCCCCGGCACTCCCCCAGGCGCAACCCTGCCAGGGTTGCCAGCAGAACCCCGGCCCGGGCGCGCTGGTCGATCCCCTCCCGGCAGTCCAGCAGCGCTTTGATCTCCGCCAGGGAGAGTGAGCCCCTGCTCTGCCTGTCCTCGGCGGCCTTCTGGAATCCCTCGAGCGGATCCGGCAGCCGCCGGCTCTTGGCCCACCGTCGGACTGCGACCCTCAGCGCCTGCAGGGCGATGTTGGTGGTGCGCGCGCTCTTCCCCTGGCTCTGCAGGTGAAGCATCCACTTATCCGCCGCCCCGGGGGTGAGTTCGGATACTCGGAGCCTCTTGAAGGCCGGCCAGGTGGCGACGTAGAGCCGAACGGCCGATGAGCAGAGCTCGATGTAGCGGGGGGACAGCTCCCGGTGCCGCAACGCCTTGGCCCGGGCATAGAAGGAATCGGCGGTCCAGAAAGAGGCCAGATACTGCGCCACCGGGGGATCCTCGGCGCTCGGCACGATGCCCCGCCTGATGATCTCCTCCGCGGCCAGGGCTGCCCCGCCCCGGTCGACCGTGTGCGTGCTGGTGCGCTTGATGTAGCGCCCTTCCTCGGCGCTCCAGAACGCGGCGTACCAGACCTTGCCGCCCTTTCCGCCGGCGGCTTTCTGGTACATGATGAACGGCTTCCGGCTGCTCATGAGGCCAGGATAGACGGTTTGGGTCGATTGTCAAGCGTACTAATTCGCGTACCATTTTTGAAAAGAAGAGCGCCAGCGGGGCCGACGCTCTATAACTCCTTGCAGGATGGGCGATTGTAGTGAGCCGCGCCGGAGTCGAACCGGCGACCCACAGCTTAAAAGGCGCTCAGATCAAAGCCAAGAGACCCAAATAGCCGCAAAACACCGGTTCTATCCCCACAATCAGCACGAAAAATGCCCCGTAGTCTTTAGTAGGCCATGGAAACCAGGGAGTTGCGTACCAATTCGCGTACCAATGCCCTTGACAAACCTAACATGATGGGGTATATTTAGGGCACGGAGGATATAGGCCATGGTGAGACAGGCAAGCAAGGACCGGGCGGCGGGAGCGGCCCTCGCATGGAGCAAGCGGGTGGACCTGCCCGCCTACGTCTACAAGACGGCGCGTGGGTGGAAGTGGGCAGCGGATCGCACGATCGCGCACATGGCAAGCGCCACCGTCGAGACGATCGATGCCAACGCCCTGCGCAATCACCTGCGTAGGGCGGGATCGGTGAAGACAGAGCGCAAGGCTCGCGCGAGCGCGGAGAACGGCAAGAAGGGAGGACGACCGCGCAAGCTGGACACCAAGGGGCAGCCCGAGTAACATGGGGCTGCCGGGGATAGGGCAGTACACCCGAAAGCCTGCTTCCGACGGGTTGCCCCGGCGCTCATTTTCGGATGCGCTACTACGGAGGTAGTACATGAACCTTTCCGAACTGATGGGCGTTCGCGCCCGCATCCTTTCCAAGACGACGACCAAGAGACTCAGCAGCACCGACAGGCGGCTGGTCTGCTTCGAAGGCCAGCCCGTGGGCGTGATCCAGCGCCGCCCAGGCAGTATGATCTGGTTCTCGCCGCGGCGCCGGTTCCCCTACACATCTCGGGCGGACGCGGCCATGAGCATCGTCGCCGATCTGTTCCTGGCACGGAGAGACGGCGGCATGCCGGCGGTTGTTGCGCTCATCGAGAGAGCTCACGCGGAAGCCGCGGAGATGGACCGCGCGATCGAAGAAATGGACGAAGCCAACGACATTCTGGATCAGGCGATTGACGAGCTGGGGCTTGGAGACGAACTGGATGCCTGAGCGCTTGTGATACGATCTGCCCATGACAAACATCGACCGGGGAGGATCTGTCAGTGTGGTCTGCCGCGAATGCGGAAAGCAGTTCAAGGCGTTTCCTTCGAGAATCAAGAATGGGAGATCGTTGTATTGTTCTCGTTCTTGTTCTAGTGCAATGAAGGTTTGTCTCTACAAGGGCCGTGATGGAGTCCATAGATATGGACCGGACAATCCCAATTGGAAAGGAATACGGATCCCTAAGAATTGTCCTGTTTGTGGCGATATATTCGTAGGACCCAGCCGAACCTGTTCGGTCAAGTGTGGGCACATCCTTCAGGCAATCCATGTCTCCAGGGAAGCCAACGGCAATTGGGTCAATCGCGAGATTTGGTTGAGACGACACTATCGCGAGATCATCCTGAAAGCTGGTTCTGTCTGTTCTCGTTGTGGAAGAAAGAATGGACTTCTCGTCCATCATCGCAATGGGAATCGCACCGACAACGCGACTTCCAACCTGGCCATTCTTTGCCCGTCCTGTCATCAATATGTTCACGACCCCTCACTATAGATGTGCTCCCTCCCGGCGGTCGTGAGAACACCCATCGTTTCCTCCTCAAGCGATCAGGCTGGCGATCCAACTCACCAGCCTGATCAATAGATCAATCAAGAGGAGAGTACTCGCTCCCCAAGCAAGTGCTCTCCAGAGGTCTTTCTGCCCCTGCAGATCATGGACCTGCCCCTGCATCTCCTTCTGGTAGGCCTTCATAGAGTCGGAGAGCAAGTTGAACCGCTTCATGAGCCCGTCGTACGAGCTCTGCATCCTCCCCAATGCCGCTTCCAAGCTCGCCCGCGATTCTTCCGATCTCCCCCAGCTGACCTTCCAATCCTCGATTTCTTTCTTCGAGTCGGCCAGCAATTCGTTCGCTTTCTGCAAGTTGCTTTGCAAGGTCGCGAGTTGCAGCGGTCGCTGCGCCAAGCCCTTTTCCGAGCTCGTCAAGAACTCGTCGGCTTTCTGCAAGAGCAACTTCACTTTCAGATCTCGCGGCAGATTCTCTGTCGGCTCGGACTCGCTCGTCGTTTGCGCGGCCAAGGGCGGGACGAAGGAAAAGAATGCCAACCAGAGCAGCGCCAGCCAGCAGGGCCAGGACCGCGGTGACCAGGAATGCCAGCGCACGCTTCATCCCACCAGACCCTGTTGCGAGCCGGTCTCGACGCCTGGTTGCTGTACGGCCTTCCTGTTGGCGATATTCGTCGCCTTGGCGTGCATGTAGTCACTCAGGGGCGAGCCGATCAGCGCCGGCACGACCATGGTAAGAAAGACCGGGAAGATCGTTCCCACCAGGTCCTTGTACTCCTTCATCTTTTCGGCCATGAGAAACAGGATGACCAGGCCGACCACGACAATGATGACGAACATCACGACCGTGGCCAGCTGCAGGAGCTTGATCATTTTCACGGTTGCCCTCCTCGAATAAGTGTCAGCACCGGATCCACGTCCCATGCGTACTTTCCGCTGTCGCTCAAGCGCTTGGCGGCCTCCCAGTTGATCTCCCGCCACTCCGCCATGCAGCCTTTTGCCTCCCGCTCCTCGCGGATCGCCCGGGCCGTCCAGAGTTGGACCGTGGTGCCCGCATTGAGTACCACGTTGTGGCCCACCACCGGCGTCACGTGGATCGCCGTCCCGGCAGGAACTTCGCGATCGACGTGGTGGCGAGCTTCCCGCGTGAGGTAGAACACGGCCATGAGGCGGCTCATGTCCTGATCGTTGGTCACGACACGTGTGAAAAGTTGCCTGTAGAGAACGTCCGCTGTCACCCGGATGTTCCATCCCATGAGCCAGAGCGGAAAGCAGACGGTCCCCGAGCAGTCGGTGCCATCGGGGTTCTCGGAGCCCCAGACATAAGGTACATCCAGGAGAAACGAGGCGAAGGCACGGAACTGCACCGCGGGGCCCGAGCCTTCGAGCCGCCTTTGCAGAGCCCTTACAAGTTCCAGCCAGTTGAGCACGTTGCTCATCCGTCGGTCTTCCTGAGCCCCATGGTGGCGCTCATGACCGCCGATGCCGCGGCGCCTATGCCTCGCAGGCGGATGTCTGTCTTCTCCTTGAAGGTGATGATCTGCCCGCACCACTCCAGGTCGTAGAACGCCGACGTCGACGCGCCCATGTCGATGGAGTGCACGATCTTGAGTGCGCCGGCCGCCCCGAGGTCCTGCTTGAAAACGCCGAGCACCCCGGCCTGGGTCCGGCACCCTGCGATGATGGACTGAAGCATGTAGACCGTGCCTGCGGGTGTGGTGAAGATCCCCGACATGCCACTTCCGTATCCTGCGAGGACCTTCAGGAGCGCACTGGTCACCGTGCCGGGCACTCCAGCCGTGTATGTGCCACCGGTCCCGGTCTTCACGATGTGGATATCGCCTGCGTTCACGCCCCCGCTGCCTACTGTTTTCACATCTGCCGAGAAGAGCCGCAGATAAAACAGCGCCGACACCACGATTGTGTTGCCGTTCATCGAGAGGATTTCCGACTGGAACTTGTAGTTGCCGTCCAGTCCCACAAGCTCGATCGTGCGGGCGCCAGTTCCCGCTGATGCATCCGCTGCAGCAGAGCTGGTGACGTCCACCTTCGCGGCCGCGGGGAGAATCGTCGGCCAGTCCAGCGGCTGGTCGTAGGAGTACAGTTCCTCCCAGGTCACGCCCACGATGGCGTTGCGGCCCCACACCAGAGGCCGATTCCCCATAAGTCTCTCTATGGCATCCATTGCATTCCCCTCCCCTACCTATGTGTCAGCATGTAGTCCTGCAGGAGCTTCTTGAGGTCCTGCTGTCCACCGGTCAGATTCTTCAGCTCTGCGAGTATCTGGCCCTTCAGAGTGTCGAAGTCGGCCTTGAAGGGCGCATACTCCGCCTTCCGCCATTCCTTGATCTCCTGGTCAATCCTCTCCGTTCTGCGCGCCTCTCCCCATCCGATGATTGCCGCTGTAGTGCTCGCGATTGTCGCCGCTCCAAGAACTATGGAGAGCACAAGAGCTGCTGTCTTGCCGTTCCCGTTTGGCATCAGAGCGCTCCCTGTAGCTTGTCCTTGATGCCTGGCGCGACAGCCTCGGCCGAATCGATGGAGATCCTGGCCGCGTCGCGCGCGGCCGTCACCTCGACCGGGATCTGCGTGCCCTTTTCGACCTTCCGAAGCACGTACCAGTCGCTGCAGCGCAGATAGACCGATGCCTGCCGCGCCACCTGCTCCGCGTCTGCTCGATCCTTGGCGGCCTGGTCGAATACCCAGCGACCTTTGTCCTCGTCGAAGCGCGTATAGTTGAAGTCTACCTTGGCGGGGTCCTGATCGGTCCAGTCGGCATCTGCGTAGCAGTCGATCCGTTCGATTGTGAACTGCTGCTTGGTCATCTTGTGCCAATAAGGGATGAGACGGAAATCAGCCTTTACCTGCCAAGCCTTTCCATCCCACACGGCCTCCTGGTGCTCGGCGAGATCGGGCGGCTTCTCCCACGTGGAGGATCCGGGCAGGAGCCACTGCTCAGCATGGAACTGTGCGAAGCGCACTCCCATGTACTCGCCGGTGATCTCGTTGAACTGGTAGGCGATTCTCTGCTCTTCCATTCCAGCCTCCTACTTGATCCTCATGACGTAGACAACGCTCATCGAACGACCGCGACTCTCTTTGCCCACGCGCGGGGTGCCGTTGGTACCGTCGGTGGAAGGGGATCCTGTATACATCGTTCCCCCGGTGACTGTGTTGTTTCCGCCCGTGCCTACAGGAGCCCCTTGAGCCTGTGTCGTCATTGCGATTGGATGGAAATGCCCCTGCACCTGGTCCTCCAGCAACACTCCCGCCGTTGTTCCGCCGCGCAGGATCCGTCCTCCGCTGTCCGAATCGTCCGCATACGGACCCGCTCCGTTGAGGTCGGGCAACTTGAACCCGTTCCAAGGACTCTGCGCGTCGCTTATCGTGCTGCCGTCGCACTCCAGCACGTTGCCCACGCCCATTGTTGACCAGCTGGGCACGCTCCAGAGCTTGTAGGTCTTGCCGGTGGCCAGGAAGATATCGGTGTCGATCGAGAGCTGAACCTGCGAGTCCACTGCCGTGACACGCGCCCAGGTGCCGTCCGTAGCGTTGTGGACGTAGTCGCCAGCCTGCACTCCCCAGGTCGTGAAGGTGGCCCCCGAGTCAATCAGCTTCAGAGCGGTGGTGGAGCTGTTTGTGCGGTTGTTCGCGTAGCGAGCAGTCCCCCCCACCGCCACGATGAAACCCTTGTGCACGGGAGTCGGCACGCCTGGGACCAGAAGGCTCTTGAAGATCTTCGCCCAGTTGCTTGTCGTGAGTTGCACGCCTCCGAGAAGCGTAAGCGCGGTGGGAGCGTCTGCTGCCGCGAGGATGGCCTGAAGGTCGGCCGCGATCGCGGCCGATGCACCTGAGGCAAGCAGGCCGAGTGTCTTTTGCTGCTGGAGAAGCGTCGTATCATCAAGCAGCGTAGCCGCGAGGGCCGTAGCGGGAACCGAAGGGATCCCCAGCGCCGCGATCCACTGCCCCGCCCCGTCCCAGGCGGCGAACTTATCCAGGCGTTCGCTGAGAGCCGGCAGCGAACCTGCAGCCGAAGGATCGGTGATCGGCGTGCTTCCGATGCGATCAATCTGCTCCTGCAACTGCTGATCCCGCGCGACCGTGAGATCAAAGTCCTGCTCCAGCAGATCCATGTCCACAGCCTCGCCGTTGCGGTAATCCGTGGACTGGTCCAGATCCACCACCCGGTAGATCGTGAGGCGTATGGCTTCGTGATCCCAGTCCGACAGCTTGGTCAGCGTGCCAGTGGCCCCGGGAGCCGTCAGAGAGTAGTCAGCATCAAGGACAAGCGTCTGGTCCGCGGTTCCGTCGTCGAAGCTCAGCACTGCGAAGAGCTGAGCCTTCAGCCAGTAACTGTAGGTGATGCCGTAGGTATCGCCGAAGGGATAGCTGAGATTGTATTGCACCTTTCGAATGGTCGAGGTAAGCATTTACTTCTCCTTCTTCGGTGGGCCGCCCACAAGCTGCCAGAGATCCTCTACCTGAGCGCCATCCTGAAGCATGCTTTCCGCGGCTCTATACAAGCGCCGCATCTGGATCGCGGGCAGCCCTGCTGTCTGCGAAAGACCCCAGAATGCGTTCATCACCTCACGCACCGCCTTTTCCTTCTCTTCGCCACCCGCGATGTCCGTGATCGCCTTGGCCACTTCGTAAGCGCCTGATATCGGCTCGAATCCCCCGCGCGGTCCCTGCCCGCGAATGGCGTTCTCGACGTCGTAGCCGATGAAGGGGATATTCCCAAGGATCCCGGCTACCGTGTCCTTGCCCCAATCCCGGATCCCTCCGATTGACTTTCTGGCAACCATCCCCATGCCCACAGCTCCGATCGCCAGCGCTGTTGCATTCATGACAGCCTCGCCCAGGTCTTGCCAATTGCCCCGGAGGCCGCTTGCCAGCTTATGCGGGATGTCGTATGTCAGTACGTTCCACTGTTGGTTGGGCTGGTTGGTGAACATCGTGAGCCAGCTCATGATCCCCGGCTGCCTCCAGAGTTGCGCCAGGTCCTTCGCGCGCGCCGCGGGCCGCTTGGCCAGGATGAAGTCCCGGGCGGCCTTCACGGCCATCTGTTCGTTGCCTGTTCGCCGCATGGTTTTGTTATACATGGCCAGCCAGCCAATCGTGTTCGAGGCAGTGTCAAACGCCTTGAGAGCGGCGAAACCTGCCTCGCCGACGCGCCTCACCACCCGTTCGTAGGCAGTCTTGTCGAGCAGGCGCATCTCCTCGATCACGCGGTCGTAGGAACGCAATTCCAGCTGTGGCGCCTTCTCCCGCACCGTCCTGATGGCCTCAGCGTGATTGCGGGCGAACTGAGCGGCCGCCACAATCCCATCTATCGGGCCTGCCTGGATCATGATCATAGGGATGTCAGGGATCTGGCGCAGGATGGTCATCAGGTTGGAGCCAATCAGGGAGAGCCCGTAGTTGGCCCTGAGGATCCTCCCGAAGTCGCCCCAGTCCTCAACGGCCCGGTAGATATTGGGGTTCGTATACGCGGTAATATAGTTCTGGATCAGCTTCGGCATTGCGTCGCCATAGCGATCCAACATCGCTTGCGTGACTTCCCGGTTGTCGAAGATCCTGGACAGGCGCTTGATCAGCATCGCGTTGTTGATGAAGAACTCCCGCTTGTTCACGTGATCATGGAAGATGGCGGGCGCATCAAGACGTACCGGGGTCTGGTTCCCTGGAGCGATGTCAATTCGAGAAACGAGGAAACCAGAGCGGGGCCGCGGCCTGCGCGAGTATCCTCTCATTTCCAGCAACTCCTGGGCAATCTCGCTCAGGAACATGCCGCCGGCAATTCCTCGCCTCTGCATGGGGAAGTACCGCGCCACCCTCTGCATGCGGGTGTTGTTGAACTCGATCTGAGCCGCCTGCAGGCGGTCGAAATCCGCGTCGCTTGAGAGCGTGCTCACCATCCAGTCGGCATACTCCCTCTCCTGCGGCGTGAGCTTCTGGATCGCGGCCCGGATCGTTTCGTCTGGGATCCTGTTTCCCCACCTGATGGCCGCATAGGTCTTTAGGTCCTGGCTGTAGATATAGACACCGATCATCTGCGCGCGCGTGAACTGGATGCCATCGATTGTCTCCATCCGCCCGAGCTCGCGCGGCCCGATGCCCAGGGCCTTCAGCTTCTCCACCGCAGCCCTATCTACTTTGCGGATCTCCGAAAGTGTGGCGTCGGTCGCGTCGTTGACCTCGTCCCACAACCAGCGCGTGAAAGTCGGACCCAGCATGTCGGCAATCCGGTTCATCCTCCAGGTCCCCCATAGCCCCGCCTTCAGAGCGCCAGTCTTGTAGACTTTTCGCGCCCCGGCCGTACCCAATCCCTTCACCTCCGCAGGTGGCTCGCCCTTCCGTATTTGCATGATGGCATCGCTCTGCTGCAAGGTGACCATGGCCCGTTCCCAGCTCAGCTCCTGCATCCTCTTCTGCCGGCCCTGCCTTCGCAGGTCCCGCACGCGCTTGGCGATCTGATCCAGCTCCGCGAAGCTCAGGACTCGAGGATTCCTCGCCTCGATCTGCAGGACCAATTCGGGAGGCATCTCCGCGTTCGGATTCTGTCGCCTCCACTCGCGAAGCCGGTTGAGCATCCCGCCCTCTGCGTCGACAGGGTCGTATGTAATCCTGCTCTGAATGTCCTCGATCATCCGCTGTTCCGCATCGGCGATGTACGGATCCCCTGGGCGATGAATCTCGAGGATCAGGCGCTCCATGCGGTCCCGGCGGAACTGGTTCGCCATCATCGCCGACTGCTGGTTTCTCTGCTTCTCCACTAGCCCCTCGAGCAAGTGAATCTGCTGCTGATAGCTCTTCTCGACCTCGCCGCCCCGGTGGCTCTCGAGGTCTCGCTCGAGTGACTCCGCTTTCACTTGAGCAAGGCGAAGCTCCTCTTTCGCTGTCTCTACCCCCTGGCGCTGCTCTTCAAGGGTCTTGTTCAGATCAGCGATTCGGTCGTCGGGGTGTGCTCCCCAGTCCAGTTGCTTCTGGATTGCGGCAAGCTCTTCCTTCCACTTCGAGACCTGGCCGCGCAGCCGGAGATTCTCCGTTCGAAGCCGCTCATCCTCCGCTACGTCCCCCGTCGCCTTTTCGTGCTCGAGCTGTCGGATCATCTCCTCTTCGTGGTAGAAGCCGGCGAACATCTCCCGATAGACCGTCGGCTCCCTGCGTAGCTCCTTCAGGGCCATGCGTTCCGACAGTACGTCTGGAACGCCGTCACTTGCCTGCTTCCCGAGGACCGCGATCCAGCGCGGCAGGGAGAACTTCTGCTCCTTGGTTTTGCCAGCCTGATGGAACCTGGCTATCTGCCGCTCGTAGAGATCGGCCGCGAAGTTGGCCAGTCCGCCCGCCTCCATCTGCTTGATGAATCGTGTATTCGCCTGGCGCGCAGTGATCGGCTGGAAGGCGGGCTCCTCGGCCTGCGACTCCGCGGTCTGTATCGCACTGGCCGCCCGGGTAGGATTCTCGGGATTCTCGATCATCAGAATGCGCCGCCACCGGTCCGCCTCCCCCTGAATCTGGGCCCTGACGGTTGCAAGAAGCGCGTCGTCCTGCTCGTTCTTCAGGAGTTTCTTTCCCAGCTCGCGCATTTCGGGAGTGAGCTCGCTTACACGCGCGGGCGCAGGAACGAGATCGCCCTCGGCGAACTCGATTTCCGCCAGCACGTCCTTGATCGTGGCATCATCCATGGCGGCGGTGAATCGAGCCGCCTGCACGTCAGGATCCGCGGGCCTCTGCGCCTGGTCCCAGATCATGCGGTAATACGAGTCGCTTGCCGACCGATCGGACTCTGCCCGGGCCATCCAGTCGGCGAACTCGTCGAAGTACGCAGCCTTGCGCGCCTCCTCCACCAGACCGCTGCGTCGATGAATCTCCTCTTTTGCCCAGTCCCGGCTTTGGTATTGATCCAGCACCTTCTGCGGCACCGGGTCGCCGATCTTCACAGCTCGCTGGACAGCTTCCTCATGCGGAGATGGCTGCGCCAGGATCCCTCGAGGGGAGTACAGGTCGAAGGCGTTGTAGAAGGCGCGCACGTGATCCGCGGACGGATACTCGATCCTCTTGTAGCCAAGCGACGCTCCCTCCGAATCGGAGACCTCCAGGTCGAGCGACCGTGTCTTGGGTGCGATGGAAGCGATCCGCGCAAGTTGCTCTTCGGAGGGCTGTCGGATGCTCTCCAGGATCGTCACATCCGGGTCGTACGCCATGCGGATGGCGCCAGCGCGGGACATGAACTCCTCACTGAACCGCTCCGTCTTGAACAGCCCTTCGTACGGAAGAGGTATCCCTCGATGGACGGGCCTGCCGCCTTCCATCACGGTCTCGGTCTGGCCGATCCTCTTGTGGTAGAAGTCCAGCATCTGCCCGGTGGATAGAATAAAGGCCCCGTACTGGGGATCCTCAGTGAAGCCCCAGAAGTCGCCCATCGCCTTGTTCAGCCGGCGCTGGTCGATCTCATCGGTGACCTTCGGGGGGGTCTGGAAGAGATACAGCCCCCGCTCGACGCCCTGCCGCATTTCGTCAGTGATGGCCAGGGAATGGACCGGACTCATGATCCCTTCGGTCAGCAGGTCGGGCCTGTACTTTTCTCTGAGCGCGGCCGCATCCGTGGCAGCGATCTTTGTCTCCCCTGCCTTCACCCCCCACTTCTTGCCGATCTTGTTGGCCACGTCCACGACGATCTTGTCGTAGAAGCCCTTCATGCCCTCGCCGCCAACGACCAGGTTCTTCCCGGTGAATCGTTCCTCCTGGCCCACCGGCAAAGCGTCTGCCTTGGCTGCGAGATCCTTGCCCACGATCCCGGCTAGATCTCCAGCATCCCGCGCGGCGCTCTCGATGAGAGGCTCCCCCTGTTTGTCGGCGAGGATGCTGAAGCTCCCGTCTGCCTCCTTGCGGATCGAGATCCCGTCCACCTGCTTCGAGAGGTCGTATCGTTTGGCCTGCTGCTCCCCCGTAGTCCAGGCGAGCTCGTCGTACTCATTCTCCGCGGCCCAGCGGAGCATCCGCTTGAAGCTGAGCTCGGGCCAACTCTTCTTGAAGGGCGCCTGGGGAATAGCGAACATATCCTTCGGTCTCAACTCGCCGGCGATCATCGCCCTCGACCAGCGTTGAGATAATTCAGAACCGCCGCCGTGAACCTGGATATCCCGAACGGCGATTTCGCTGACCGGTTTGGTTATCCCAAGGGCGCGGACCTGATCAATCAAGATTTGCGTTTCTGGCGAGTATGCAGGTACCTCTCCCTTATACCCCTTCTCTCTCCCTGCCTGATGCCAGTCGCTCTGGAGCTCCTCAATGAACAGAATGCGCGCTCTCTTGGCATCGACCCGATCGTCGAAGCGGACATGGGCAAGCACGTTACTCTCTTTCCAATGCGGGCTTTGGAAGATTCCAAGGCCTTTCGTCGTTGCAGCCGCAGGGATGCGCAACAGTAGCTCCCGATATGCCTCTCCGCCCGGCAGTTTGAGCTCCGGCCTTCCGTACTTCGTCTGTTCGCCCACCGGCACTTCGCCACGCCGCTGGTAGGCACGCTTCAGTTCGTCCAACGCCGCGCGGGCCTCCGGCGTGAGAAGGTCTTGCTGCTGAGCGATCTTGCGCGCTTCCTCGGCGCTCCAGAACTCGGTGAACTGGCCGCGAGCCGCGTCCAGCCCGATATCCCGCGCGTCCCCGGGATCCACACCTTCCCGGGTGGCGATCCTCATGAACTCCGCCTCGGCCTGCTCCAGGTCGCGCTGAGATGAATCGCCCTTCACGACCTCAACTACCTGTATCCCATTCTCCCGGATGGCCTCCAGGAGCTGTTCGGGTGTGATCTTCCCTCCTTTGGCCAGCATCTCATCGAGCCCCATCCACTTCATTTCCTCGGGACTCACGCCGGCGTTCAGCAGCATTTTCCGCGCGCTTTCTGCCGGCATCGGGCCCGTCATCTTCGCCCGGATCACATCCTCGCTCTTCAGACGCCAGCCTTCATACTTCAGATCTTCCTCAGCCACGGGCGGGGTCTGGAAGAGCACCCGCTCCTTGATGGAAATGTTGCCAGGGTCGAAGACAACGTAGTTCATTCCGCGCTCGGGTGATTTGGCGAGGTTCCCGCCCATGACTGTCCCCACCGGATAGGTAAAGCCATCGATCCCGGATCGCTGGAGGAACGCACTGGCCCCCTTCTCGTCTCCCAGGGCGATGGAAAGATAGCGGTACAAGTCCTCCCCGGTGCCGTCTCTCACCGCCTGCTTGAATCGCTCGACCAAGTAGCCTTTGTTCTCCCGGTCGGCGAAGATGCTTTCCTTGATCGCCCCCTCGAGGATTTGCTTGCGCTGCGCGTCGGTCGGACTTTCGTACCAGCTCAGGAAGTTGTCCCTGGCGATCTCCGTCTTGAGAACCTGGCGCGCCTCGCCGCCTCTGCGCCTGGTGACGTAGTCGGCGTAGTAGCGGGCCACATTCTCCTTGGAGGTGAGGTAGACCCCCTGGCCAAACTGAGCGGTACCTTCGCCGGTGCCTGCCTTCTCGAGGGAGAAGCGTTCGAAGTCGAATGCTGTGCCGTGCATGGCGGGAGTCTGGAAAAGCTCGGCAGCCGCCCCAGGAGCTGGAGCTTCCGCCTTCCGCTTCCCCGCGAGGATCCCCTCGTATGTCTTTCGGATGTCCTCGGTGACCGGCCACTGATCCTTTACGCTGTGGTAGACCTCATCCACCCAACCCGAGAAACGCTGGAACACTGGCCTCAGCTCCTCGGTGGGAGAACGACCACTCATTACATAGGCAAGCCCTGCGTTGGCGAAGCTCTCCTGCTGTTTTGTCGACCAGGGAACGCCGTGCTTCACGCCGAGCCAGCCCTCCGCGGAGGTCCGCTCCTCTGCTGTCAGTTCTCGCGCGAAAAGGTGGTTCAGCTCGTGCACCCAAGTGGAGAAGTTGCTCTGGGTGGTTGTCATGAAGATCGCCTTGCCAGCCTCGTCCCAGCGCATCCCGCCCCAGCGGCCCTGCCTCTCCAGTTCGGCAGCCATGGTCGGATCGAAGATGTCCTTGACGAACCTGCTGCTCATGTAGTCTTCGAGGCTCATTCCGATGGTATCGGCGTGCAGTTTGACGTACAGCGCGGCTCCCTGGGCCCGCTCGGGGGTCAGGTTCGGCATGCCGCTGCGGATCTGCTCGACCACAGGGGACCGCAACTCGATGACAGGAGGAGTCTCGACCGCTGTCGTCTCGGCGCTCGGCGCGGAACGCTGCCCTTCCTCCCGGATCTGCTTCCAAGGCTGGGGCATCGCAGCTTTGGTCTCCTGGAGCAGCAGGTTCAGGTAGTGGACCTCTGTTGTGTTGCGTTGGTGTTCTTTGATCAGATCGCCGAGCTTCTTGTCGATTTTCTTCACGCCGGTGAGATCGAGGATCTGGGGGTTCTCCAGCTCCAGCTTCCTCTGCGCCGCGCCAAGCTCATCCAGCCTGCCGGTAACCTCCTTGATCCGCTCCACCGGCGGGCGGGCCTGGTCGCTCATCTTGTCCCGCGCTTCAAGCTTTCGGCTCGCCTCCTTCGTCCCTGCTTCCCTGAACGTCTCTCCCACCGCGGCGCGGGCTTCCTTGATCGAGCCAGGCAGGGCAAAAACCAGGCTGCTTCGGAATGCCATGTCGGCGGTGCGCAGGGCCAGCTCCGCGTAATCCTTCCAGTTCGCCTTTTGGAGCTCGGTTCCAAACTTGCCGTTGATCGCATCGGTTGCCACGTCCCGGCCGACCAGCTCCATTATCTCCTGGACCGGTTCGCTCAGCGTC